ACCGCCAGACTTCAACCGGTAGATTCCGGCCAGCGTAGTGACCACAGAGCCCTCGTAATATTCCTGCGCAGCATTCCACTCCGGCACGCCACGTTGATGAAGATAAGAAATCAACTGCCCCAGCGTAAATGCAAGGCCGTTGAAGTGTTGCTTCGTTGGATTTGAATCAACGCCGATAACGCCCCAGCCCCTCAGAAGGTCAACTGTGATGTTAGCGTCAAGTTCGTCAGACTGCGCCGTGTCACCGAAAATGGTTCTTTCGGTTCCGGTAGCGTCGCTGGCAAACGCTTTTAGGTTGCCGTTATATCTGGTTATCTTTGACATTCTTTAATTCTCCTATGGCTATTCTATTACGGTAATGTACCGGACCCCTTGGGGTTTTGGAATAAGTGAAAGCCTCAAAAGGGCCTCAAGCGTGGCGCTGTTAAAGATTGGCGAAACGTGAAGCGTCAGAGTCATGTCATAATTATCTGTAACGTAGGCCAGTCCGCCAAAAATATTAATAACCGCGTCTTGAATTGACAAAAAATCGTTGTCAGAAAGGTAGGGACCGAACGTGTTTTTTGCAATCTTGGCTCGAATGAATTGCCTGTACGCATTGTCATCAAGAACCAGTTCTGTTGACGCAGATTCAAATAAATCCTGAAACGGGGCGCGATCGTCAAGTGGTGAAAAAAGATCATCAAAGCCGCGAGAATTCGGGTTCTCATCAAAGCCAAATGCAATTTTTGGGATAGAGTACGGAATATTTCTGCCTATGCCGACAATGCGACCGATAATGTCCAGCCGGTCGCCAGTAGCATTATCCAGATCAAACTCATCGCTGAACGAGTCAATCCATTCGAATGTCCTGCGCCACATGCCTGCCTTCATTGCTATCTCGGCGGCGGCTGACGGCTTCTCCCAGTATTGCTTAATCAGGAGGTTGACGTAGTCAGATTCAAAGGTCACGGGATAACCTCCGTAACAGTAACGTCAGCGGATGCAATGCTGAACTTTTCATTCAACGCCGCGAGTATGATCCCGCTCGTCCACGTTGTCCCGGCGTCCCTGCTGATTTCCAGATTAGTAGGAACGAAGTTCCCACCGGCGTTAAAGACCAAACGGTACAAACTATTGACCTTCAGCATGTCCCCGATGCTGAATTCCTGTTTCGCGATTTCTTGCCTAATGAGATCGTCGTCTATCGGCAGATTTACGTCAACAAAAGTGGCATCCAGGCGCACAAGAACGGGCACATCAACAGGGCGGTCAAAAGTCATGCTGTGAACAATGGTAAAAGTGGTGCCGTTGGGGCGCGTGAAATCCTCACTAAACGTTTCAGTTACCGCGCCGACCATCCCCTTGCCCCCGGTCTTGTTTTTAACCATCGTCTCAACAATATCAGATACCGCGCCGCCCTCAACCACTACCCACAAGCTGTGCGCCGGGATGCCGTCTGCGTCTGTAACATCCGTGTCGTTTTCATATACCGCCACATCGGTGACGTTGGGCAGGTTTGCCAGAGCCGTGAACATTCTGCCTGTGCTGGATGATTGCGGGGTTTCGAGTGATCGATTCCGCCGAACGCGTAGCTCTTGATCTGTTTCCTCGTCAATGCCTACTGTGGCCGCTGTGGGGTTTGTGACAGACAGCACCCCGATAACCACTGTCACGGGGTTTACTACCGTGGCCGGGTCAGCTTCAACCGCCCCGAAGTTTTCCGCGAAAAGTGTTACGGTTGTTCCGCCTGGCGGGATATCGATAGCATTGAGCGTAGTCCATGCCTGCCCTAAATCATCCTCGACGGCATAATCCGGAGGAAGCGTAAGCGGTCGGTCGGTCGTTACCACAACGTCAACTTGCGAGCGCGTGGTGGGCCTGCGCGTGATGCCGGACAGCTTAATGATAGAGTTCAGAGACTGACCAAGCGCAAAGTCTGGATCGCGTTGATTGTATTCAAGTGCGCCGAACGACTGCGAATCAAGAACTAGCTGTGCCTCTATGGCTACGCGCTGACCGTCAGGGCTGTTCGGCTCAAGGTTTATATCTTCGCCATAGATTACCCGGTAGCCCGCCGCCAGCTCGTCATAGATTTCCTGAAAGGTCTGTACCTGAATGCCGTCTGGCGTGAATCGTGGCGCTGTCATGCGGTGAGCTCCAGGGTCTGCAAATCTTGTTGCGTGAAAACGTCGGTATATTGGAGTTCGATTGTAACACCTCTATTGGCATTGCGCCGAATTATGCCCAGCCGCTGAATAGAGATCACGCCCTCGGTTTGCAGCACGGTTGATTCCACGGCACGAATGATGCGCTTTTCAGTGCCAGGGTTGCCCAACAATTCGATCCAGTTTACTCCCGCGTCAACGTCCAGATACCAGTCTCCCCGGAACGATCGTAACCGCGTCTGCACGTTTTGCTCAATCGCTTTCGCGTTTGTTTTGTACACGGCGCGCCCCTTGCCAAATCGCCAATCTAGGTTTTTGTCGAGTCCGCTAACTTTCATTGCGGGCCTCCTGTGCTGCCTGGCCCAGGCTCTACGTCGGTATGGGTGTGAGTGGTCAAACTAATGCCTTGTGCCTCGATGTCGCTAGTGCTTGTCATAGTGCCACCGCCCAGCCCTGAAAAGTTCCCGGCTGATATTGTGCCAGAGCAGGTAATGTTGCCGTTAACCTGCATGTTACCGTTTAGCGTAAAATTGCCTGTAATTTCTGTGTCACCCTCCTGCACCATGTTGCCTTGGCGAGTGTAGTTACCATCTTGATTCGTGTCGCCCGTCTGCTGAATCACGCTCGGAATAGTCAGCGCCCCGGCCATAGGATTAACGCCAACAATGGCCAGGCCGTCACTGTAGTCGTGCATTCTAAACTCAGCCGGACTCTGAAAATCTGCCCCGTCGTACCATCTATCGAAGCAGCGCTCTGTGAGAATCAGCAAACAGTAATCGCCCACGGCTATCGGGTGCGCCGTATAGCTGCCGCCCCCCTGCATAAACACAGGCGGTACCATTGTGAACTCCGGTAGCTCAATAGACCGGCCAGCCACCACGCGGTTAATAACAGGCTGGACGCTGATGGTTTTGGCCTGCACGCCCGTCACTTTGGCAATGGTTGCCGTGTGCAAGTTGGACAGTGCCTCGCCAATGGCGTCGTTCAGAACGTCTGTCAATTCCCGCTTCGCTGTCATATAGATTTCGCCTCTGCGGCCAGGGTGCCGGTGCAGCTCTGTTTCCACTCATCCCCGTAATTGTCGCCGCGATAGTTGATTGTTTCAATTTTGTAAATGCCGTCCAGGTGCGGCGCTGTTGAACTTTTCAGATTAGCAAGGCCGCCGATCTTTATGGCTGGGTTCATCAACGTCTCAAACGTCACCAGTTTGCTATCCCGCGTCGGGGTGCTGATCATCCCGGTTGCCGCACTCACTACCGGAACATATCTTCTCACAACCTCGTCGTCTTTTATGGCGTAAAGCTGTTCATCATCTATATAACACGTTTCATCAGGGCCCATCATTACCTCGATAAGCCGAAAACTGTTGCCGATTAGCGCCTTGGGTCGCGTCAATACAGGACGTTCGGTTATCTTGCCTATTTTTGTGCGTGGCATATCTGCGACGCACGCATCTATCGCCCTGCGCCCGCCCTCGACCGTGCGGGCGGTGAAACTATGCAGCGCATCCTTGCCGCCGTCCAGGCATTCCAGCGATGTTATAATATCCGGCCCCTGCCGTGCATTACCGCCGGTCTGGACTGTGCCCTTGAAAATCATTTCTACACGGTCTTGATAACCGACAAACAGCGCAACCGGGATTACTTTCTCGCCCTCTTCGGCATCTTTAACAAGAGACAATCGTTTGGACTCTGCCAGGTTGGTAATCTGTATATTCATCTTATTAAGACCGCCGCGGATCGACTTAGTGACATCGAAGACGATTTGTATCGGCGGTGCTATCTCGATGTTGAGACCTCCGGCGGTTATTCTGAGGATATAATCGCGGCTAAATCTTGGAGTGGTCATCAGAACTGCACCTCTACTCCACGGAGCTGCTCCATATCCGCCGCCTCCAGCATGTAAATCTCACACCGTCCGCCGCTGAAATCCTGGCGCTTGAAAGGGTCAATCCCCTCCCCGCTGCGGTCAACACAGACAAAATCAAATGGCTGGTTTTGGCTTATCATGTGCAGCACGCCGACTGATAGTTTAAGCCCGTAAACCACCGTGTCGCCGAACTCCGCATCGAACATCCATATTTGAGTGCGCGGGTAAAATCGCAGCGTGAAGATGATCTCAGACTCTTCAAAAAGGATAGTGTGCCGCTGGATAGGCTCTGCCGTTATGTTTTGCAGTCGTCTCATTCTGGAATCCACCCAAACATTTGCCCCAAATTGGTGGCAAAGCTCTCTTCCACTTCCTCGCCTTCCTGCGCCCCCTTGTCCGTCTCGCCGTCAGTCTGGCCGTTAGTGGCAATGGCTGCGTTCTGAGCGGCTGTAGTCTTTGTGAATAGGGTTTGCGCAATGCGCACTTTCTGCGCCTCCAGGTTAAAACTGATCGCCTTGCTCTGGTTATCACGTGTGACCTCAAGCGATGTAATGTACATATCGGTGTAGTTCTTGAACGACGTGCTGATTTTGATTAGCTTATCAGTCGCTTGAAGACCTTCCATTTTTTTCAAAAACGCCTCGATATTGGTTTGGGCTTCGCTGTCTTGCAGCCCGAGGTACTTTGCTGCGCCCTGCGTTGCGTCTATTGCAGCATCCACCCGGTCAACCGCGTTGGTAAAGTCATTGACTAGACCCGATACTCGGCTAAGCTGTGCCTGCGTGCGCGCCGGGGCGTATTGAGTGATATTTCCGACCTGCGTTTGCGCCTCTTGAAATGCGGCCACCGGTGCGCTTGGCTGCGCGTAAACGTCCGATACGTTGCCCTCTATGCTGACCGTAAGGGGCTCCCTGATAATGTGATCGTTAACATGGCTACCGTCTTCGAGGAAGGTGGTAGGCACCTTGGCAGAGCGGCTGAATTTTTCGCTTATCTGAGCGAAAGCTGTAAATCCCCCGATGCCGACCTCTTCGCCGTCCTTGCCGTCGTTCTCAAACTGGCCGTTTATGTAGTCGCGGATGCCGCCGGTGTTTTTTGCGTAGTCTGTCAACTCTCCGATTAGCGCCATTAGCTGCCTCCCCTGCCATGTGTCTGGGTGCGCGCGTCCTCAAGCTGCCGCTGTAGTCCGTCGGACGCGGCCTTACCTGCACGCTCGGGATCTAATGTTTTGATCTCCATGTTCACGGTCTGCTCCACTCTGCTCGATGTTCCTCCGACGTTCGTCACAGCGCCGCCCGGCTGCATAGCTTGTGACTTTGGTATCATGTCTTCGCCGCCGAAAAGCCCACCGACCCAGCTGCCCACGTCACCCGCTATATCCGCAGCGCCCGACGCCGCATCGCCGGCTCCGCCGATAAGTTTTACGGCCCAGTCCGGCAGGATATCCAGAGCCTTTTGCTTCAGCCAATTAAAAGCCTCACCAAATACGCTTCTGAATGCTTCAACCCACGTGTCGATGATTTCCATGAAGCCTTCGCCAATTTTCTCAAACCCCTCCGAAAAATTACCGGACAGAATATCACCAATTCCTGAGAATATTTTTACCATTCCGCCAAACAATCCAGAAACCAGGTTAGTCACTGTTGCAAACGCTGCCTTGAATCCTTCAACAATGCCGTCCAAAACCGGCTGAATAAAGCCCAGGAACTCTTGAAAGAAGTCTGCAATGACAGACTCACCGCCCCGGAACGCCACAATAAGATCGTCGAGCACAAGTGCGATAGCTAAAATCCCGGCGGCAATTAACACGGCAGGAGAAAGTACAAAACCAAGCGCTGCTGCAAAGCCGGATGTGCCGATTGTCGCTATCGCAAACGCCGCGCCAGTAGCCAAGATAAATGGTGCCAGTCTTTTGAGCGCGTCAACCAAGTCGACGATAACCTCTACAGTTGCCTCCACGCCATCAACAA